GCTCAGCAAGCGTGGCTTCAATGAGAAGCCGTTCATGGTCTCGCGCTGGTGGCTGGTGTCGAACGACCCCTACGGCCGCTCGCCGTGCATGGATGCGCTCGGAGACAACAAGCAGATCCAGACCGAGACGATGCGCAAGGCGGAGTTCCTGGAGAAGGGCGTGCGCCCGCCCATGACCGCCGACCCGTCGATGAAGAACGAGCCCGCCTCGATCATGCCGGGCATGGTCACCTTCGTGAACACCGCCAACGGCAGCGCCGGATTCAAGCCGGCCTTCGAAGTGCAGGCCCAGTGGCTCCAGTTCATGACCGCCGACATCAAGGACGTGCAGCTGCGCATCCAGGAGTGCCTGTACGTCCCGCAATTCATGGCGATCACCCAGATGCAGGGCGTCCAGCCGCGCAATGAGCTCGAGCTGACCAAGCGCGACCTCGAGCGCCTGCAGGTGCTCGGCCCGGTGATTACCAATTTCGAGAACGAAGTCGGCCCGATGATCCAGCGCACGGTCGGCATCATGCAGCGCCGCGGCCTGGTCAAGCCGATCCCGGCCGGCCTGCAGCGCGTGCCGCTGAAGATCAATTATATGTCTTTGATGAGACTGGCCCAGCGCGCCGCCGAGTCGATCGCCATGAAGGACGGCTTCGTCACCCTGGGCGAGCTGTCGGCCGCCGCCAAGACCGCCGGCCTGCCCGATCCTCTTCGGGTCGTGAACCTCGACAAGTCGGCCAAGCACTACCTCTACCTGAATTCCTACCCGATCGACTGCGTCTACTCCGACGACGAAGTGAAGCAGCACGACCAGATCAGGGCACAGGAGATCGAGCGCGCCAAACAGGAGGCCGCCGCTTCGAACCTGTCGAAACCCGCGGTCGACGCTGCCAAGGTGCTATCCCAGACTGAAGTAAACGGGGGCAGTTATCTCAGCTCTCTTCTCAGCGGGAATGTTACGCCGAGCTAATTTGGTGGAGATACACCGTTGTAGGTGGTATCATTCATCTATGAAATTGGACATTGGCTCGCGCGTCGGGCGTCTTCTGATCACGGGACCGACGATCACTGTCGATGGGAAAAGGAGCCTTTCTCCTGTGGTCTGCGATTGTGGCGCCGTTCTGCAGGTGCGTCGCGACGCACTACGAAGCGGCCGTACTACATCGTGCGGCTGTAGGCGTCGCGAGGAGTTTATCCGGCGCAGCACCAAGCATGGTCACTCTGGTCGGACTGCGTCGACCCCAGAGTACAGGGCTTGGGCGAGCATGATCCAGCGGTGCACCAATCGCCAGAGCAAGGCGTTCGAATGGTACGGCGCACGCGGCATTTCAGTGTGTGAACGATGGAAAGATTTCCCGTCGTTCTTGGCCGACATGGGATCGAGGCCACCGGGAACATCAATAGAGCGGATCGAAAACGAGGGAAACTACGAGCCGGGAAATTGTAAGTGGGCCACCCGCGAAGAGCAGATGAGGAATACGCGCCGGAATGGCAATGTCGTCTTCAATGGCAAGACCATGTGTGCCACAGATGCGGCGCGGGCTCTAGGCATCCCTCCGGGGCGGATTTTCTGGCGTGTTCATAAGCACGGCGTTTCTCATCAGGAAGCATTCGACGCCATCCGGAGCGCCTGACATGGCCAACCCGCTCCACGACAACCCGCGATCGCCGAAGAAGAAATTCGATCCGGAAGGCGACGACTACGACTACGAGACCGCGAAGGACGCCGGACTCGAGCCCAAGCCAGTACCAGACGACGACGTCCCCCATTGGCCATCCCGGGATCCGCGTTCCGGCATGCTGCTGAAAGGCCGCAAGCACAAAACCTTCGACCATGGCGTCGAGGAGGACGAAAAGCTCGGCTACAAGCTCAGCAAGAAGGGCGACCGGTACTACACGCTCAAGGACGACGAATGAGTTAGAGGGGGCCCTTCGGTCTAGGCCGGAGGGTTTTCCAGGGCCCGGACCCCGTGCGCCGGGCCTGTTTCTTTTCAGCGATGCGTCGATGGCAGCGCTGGCAGGTGTCCCGCCAGACAGGTGATCATGTCGTAGGCGAAGTAGACCAGGAAGATCAGCGCCAGGCACCAGAGCACGATCTTGATGATGCGGATGACGGCGTTGGCGATCGCACCGAGCGGTCCCAACTGGGCGAGCACAAGGGGCAGCACGACCAGGATGATGGCGATGCACCCGCCGATCAGGATAAGCCAGACCAGCAGGGCCACGATCCAGGCACCGGTGAAGCACATTAGGGCGGTTCCTCCGGGCCGAGTGGCCCGGACCTGTAACGCGAATCAGACCTTGGGGTTCTCGCGCTTTTTCTTCCACTCTTCGTAAGTGGGCAGCTGCAGCCTCGGCGCGTCGCCGCCGCGCCTCCACGGGCTTGCGGCGTCTCGTTCCTTGGCCTTCTTGAGATCAAAGGATTTGGCCAGCGCCAGCGGCGCAACAGGGGGAGGCGGTTCCGGCTCCTCGTCAGGCATGTCGCGCTTCACACCGCCCGGATCTTTGACGACCACGGGCACGGTAGGCATCAATAGGCGGCGGCGGTTCATTCGACCCTGGTGACTTCCTTGGCGACCCACGCCCGCAAGTCGTCTTTGCAATAGCGGACGATCTTCTGTTTCAGCCGGAGATAGGGCGGCCCACCGCCAGCGTTGCCATTCGACGCCCACTTCTCGAGCGTCCGGGGCGAGATCGGTACGCCGAGCGTCGCCAGAAAGCGCGCGGCACCCTTGCGTGACAGCCAGTCCGACTCTCTGGTTTCGGCCATAAAACCTCGCTGTGGTTTCCCAAGTATGCCAGACGAGTGGTAATCCCGCCACTACATCTAGGGAAATGGGGACGGTTGGGGCGAGTATGCGGCGGTGCCCTCCACACTGACAGAGCAAGAAGTCTGGGACGTGATCACGACCAATCTTCGTGACGCGGCCGAAAACTGTGAGTTGCTGGCGAATCTGCCGGCTAAGGGCCCAACCTACATCAAATTGCGCGAGAACCTGCAGCTGATCGAAGGTGGCTGCCGGCAGATCGTCGAATTCCGCCGCGACATGCGCTACGACCTTCTGGGCATGCGGGCCCGCGATTGCCATCAGCGCGCCGGCGACTGGCTGCGCAGCGTGTCCGCACCGATCCTGTTCTTCAAGCTCGCCACCGCTCTGCGCAAGATCCGTCACGACATGGAGCGCCTGCGCAACGCGCGCACTGGTCGCCGTGGGCCGATCCTGCCGGCTGTCGGTCGCGGCAAGCATCGCGAGACGCGCCCGGTCTACATCCGTCGCCCGTCCGGTCTCGTGATGCCGGCGTAATGGCAGATGAACCCGTCTATGACCGCCCCGAGCTGGTGCCGCAGTTTCAATCCGCCGTCGACGCGGATGAAGCTCAGCGCCGCGAGGACATCCGCAAGAATCAGGAGCTTGAAAACAAGCGCTGGCTCAAGCGGGCTCTCGCCCACGCCGCCGGTCGCCGCATCCTGTGGGGCATTCTCCAAGAGTCGGGGGCATTCCAGCAGCGCTTCGGCTTCGGTCCGAACGGGCATCCCAATCCCGAGGCCAACTGGTACTACGCGGGCTCGCGCGACTTCGGCCTGCAGCTCTACCACTCCTGGATGGCGCTCGATCCCGAGGGGATCGTCTCGCTGCTCCGTGAATTCCATCCTCACTTCCCGAGGCCCAAGTAATGGCTGACGAGCAGCCTGTCGCGCCGCCCGCGACACCAGCGCCTGAGCCCGCTCCGGCGGCTCCTGCTCCTGCGCCGGTTGTCGACCCTGCTCCTGCTGCGCCAGAGCCTCCGGCCACACCGGAACCTGCGCCTGCGGCCCCTGAGCCGCCTGTTGCGGCAGCTGCCGAACCGGCCGCGCCCGCACGCGAGCCGAGCCTGCTTGAGGCCGCTCAGCCGCCGCCGACCGAGCCCGCAAAGGCGCCGGACCCCGCGAAGCCTGCGGAGCCGCCCGTCGCCGACCCGGCAAAGAAGCCGGATGCACCGGAGCCCGAAAAGCCCGTAGAGGCACCCAAGGAAGGCGAGCAGCCGAAGACCGAAGAGGTCGTCGCCGAGCCGCCGCCGGTTCCACCGGTCGAGTACAAATACGAGCTCCCGCCGTCGCTCACGATGGACGACGCCCAGCGCGGAGAATTCCACGGGGCGCTCGACAAGTATCGCGCCAACCCGGCCGACCCCAGCCCGCTGCTCGAGCAGGGCGTGAAGATGATGCAGGCCTACGACCAGGTCGTGTCACAGCGCCAGGTCGATGCGTGGCATGGCACCCTGAAGGGCTGGCGTGACGAAGTGCTGGCCGATCCCGTGCTCGGCGGTGCCGGCCACCAAACGGCGATGTCGAAGATCGCCCTGGTACGAAACCACTTCATGTCCGACCACGCTCCCGGCACGCCAGAATTCGCCGCGGACACGGCGGCGTTCAACCACATGCTCGATTCGACGGGCGTCGGAAACCATCCGGTGATGCTGCGCTTCCTGCATCGGATGCTGCCCTACGTGAACGAGCCGCCCATGCCCTCGCACGGCGACAATCCCAAGCCGCCCGCAGAGAAGGGCACTGGCGGCAACCCACTGCACGACAATCCGAGATCTCGGCAGTTAAATGGCGGCGGCCGATGACCGCGCTAGTCCTCTCGCCTAGCATCTCGCTGATGGAAGTATCGCTCCCGATCCGGCGATTCGGGCGCGAACTCGCCATGCACCTTGAGTTTCTTTTCGTACTGGCCGCGAGCGTCCGCGGCTTCTTCCGCCGTATCGAAGAAGCCGACGTCATACATCGTGCGGCGGAAGTTGATGCGCGCACGCCATTTGCCGCGCTGGCGATCGAACGACACGCCAATAAAACCGGAAGTGTTATTTCGTTGCTGGGCCTTGTTCGAGCCATTCTGGCTATGATCGGCGAGACGAAGATTTTCCCAGCGGGCATCGTCTCGTTTACCATTGCGATGGTCGACGATGCCCTTCGGCCACTCGCCCGTCATCAGGAGCCACGCAATGCGGGCGGCCTTGGTGGGCAGCTTTCGACGAATTTCGATGTAGAGATAGCCCGTTTTGGCGCGCGTGCCAGCGGGCTTTCCGGCGTATCGCGTGTTCCATTTGCGCGGGTAGTCGGATCGGTAGCGCCAGGTGAAAGCGCCAGTCTTGGGGTCGTAGCTCAGCATCTGCCGAACTTCGTCCGCAGTAAAATCTTCTCGTTCAATCTTCTTCATCGGGGAAGCCAATTCGCCGTGGTGGAACACGGAAAAGATGGCAGCCACCCCGGTAAGAGTCAATAAAAGGAGGCTAAATTGGCGACAGGTTCGTGGCCCACCATGCCGGACGTTCTTTCCCGCATCGATTCCGCGGGAAAACAAATGTATATCGCCGAGATGCTGTCGCAGGCGATCGTGACGGCCCAGGACATGCCCTACAAGCAGGGCACCGAGATCTTCGGCCACACGTATGCCTATCGGACCTCGATCCCGGCAGGCAACTGGCGCCAGCTCAACCAGGGTGTCGGCTACTCCAAGTCGACGACTGGCAAGGCGAGCGTCGGCATGGCGAGCCTCGAGGGCTACAGCCAGGTCGACCGGATGCTGGCGGAAGCCAACCCGGACGGCATCGACGCTTTCCGCACGTCGGAGGAAGTGTCCTTCATCGAAGGCTTCGGCCAGACCTGGGAAGAGACCTTGTGGTATGGCAACACCAATGCCAACCCGGCCGAATTCATCGGCCTGTCGATCTACTACAACACCGGCGATCAGTCTCTCGCGCAGAACGCGCAGAATGTGATCGACGGCCTCGGCACCGGTTCCGACAACGCCTCGATGTGGCTGGTCGGCTGGGGCGAGCGCTCCTGCTACGGTGCCTACCCGCGCGGCTCCAAGGCGGGTCTAGTGTCGGAGGACAAGGCGGATACCGTGCCGGCCTACGACAATCTCGGCAACCGCTACGAGGCGTTTACTACCTGGTTCCGACAGCAGGGCACGATCGCCGTCGAAGACTGGCGCGAGGTGGTGCGCATCGCCAACCTTGACGTGACAGCCAGCGGCCTGGCCGGTCCCGATGCAGCCGACCTGTTCCTGCTGATGAGCCAGGCGATCATGCTGCCGCCCGCCGCCGGCCAAGGCCTGAGCGGCATCAGCATGACCGATGCGCCGAACAACGCGACGCCAAGCACGCGCTACGTTTGGTACATGAACCGCACCTTGGCGTTCTGGCTCACGGCGCAGAGCATCCGTGATCGCAACGTCCTGCTCGATCCGGACGCTTCGGCCGGCCGCCCGTGGACTTCATGGCGTGGCCTGCCGATCAAGATCTCGGATCGCTTGCTTCAGACCGAAGAGGCTGTGACGGGCTTCTAGGCCCGTCACTTCCACAGACCAGTCCCTCAAGGAGAAGGAACAGACACATGCTAGTCGACAGCAAGGTTGGCTTCGTCATCGCGGGTTCCCCGCTGTCGCTGGTGGCGGCCGCGGGCGACGACATCGCGACCGATCCCTATGACTTTCTCGGCGATGGTCCGGGCACCGAAGTCCGGAACATTCACGGCAATGCCACGCTGCCGGGCCAGCCGGATGCCATGGCGGTCGGGCCGCAGCGCCCGGAGATGGTTGTTGCCATCGGCACCGCGGCGACCAACGGCACCAGCACGCCGAGCTTGACGGTGCAGTTCCAGGTCGCGCCCGATGACGGCAGCGGCAATCCCGGCACCTATGTCACGATTTGGCAGTCCGACGCCTACCTCATTGCGAGGCTGACGGCCGGCGCCATCATCGCCCGCATCCCGTGGACGCCGCCGGTGCCGGTCAACCTGCGGCCGCGCTTCGCCCGCCTCAACTTCGCGATCCCGGCGGGCACCGCCTTCGGTGCCGGCACGATCGCCTACGCCCAGGTCACCACGGTGCGCGACGATCCGTACAATTTTCAGGCTTCGAAAAACTACTCAGTCAGTGGCGTCAACGGGTAGTCGTGTTCTTGCCGCTCTTGCAGCCACTCGGTCTGATCTTTCCAAGATTTGCTGAGATTGCAGGAGCGGCAAAGTAGCTGGAGATTAGAAAGCTCATGTCGTCCGCCCTTAGAAAGAGGAACCTTATGGTCGATGTGCATCGGCCCTTCGGTCGCGCCACAAACGGCGCAGCATCCTCTCGCGCGGACTTCTCGCAACTGTGCGGCGGTAACCTTGTCGCCCGCCGCGACGTATCTGCGGCGATTGTGGGTGTTCGCAAGGAAGACAATTCTGAGCTTCTCGATGTTCGCCTTCCGGTATCTCTGGACGCGCGCTTTGTACCGCTCGGCATTGGCCTTGCGCCATTTTTGGCTGAGCTTGCGGGCTTTTTCTTTTGCGCCGGGTTTTTCTCGGCGGCGGCGCCCAAGTTCACGAAAATGGTCTGGGTTCTCCTTGCGCGCCTGCTTGAGTTTCTGACTGCGTTTGGCGGCATTGCGCTTTTGGTATTCTTGCGAATACGCGCGTTTTTCCGCCCTGTGCTCGTCGTTCCATTTGCGCTGCCGTTCACGATAGCGATCTGCATTGGCTCGCTGCCATTTGAGAGCGCGCTTGCGATTGTTGGCTACATAATCGGCGTTCTTCTTGTCGCGCTCGTAGCGTCGCTTATCGCCTATCGCCACGCAGGCCATGCAGGCGTTGTTGATCACTCGACGTTCCGAAATGTGTCCGTGTTTGCACGGTGTTTCGCTAAAGTAGCGGCTCAGGCCCTCGGTCTTTGCTGCCTCGCGAGAGATCACCTTCATGCGTCGATTATACCGACGTTCACCCGAAACTACACCGTAGGAGTTTCATAGATGGCACGCCTGTCCAAAGCTGAGATCGAGCAGCGCGAGCGCGAGCGCCAGCACGACATCCAGGAGAGTGCCAAGGCGATGGTGCAGGACATGATGCCTGCCATCATCGCCGGCCTCACCACGAAACTCGCGGATGCCCGGGCTGCTGCGGGCACCGAGGTCGCCGCCGAGTCCGAATCGGCCAGGTCGGACCGCAGCCTGGTCGAGGCGCTGGGCGTCTCGATCGTCAAGGCGGCGGATCCCAAGAACCGCCATCAGGTGGTCGATCCCGCGCTCCTGGCGTCTCGCCGTGCCGCGCACCAGGAGATGGTCGATCTGCTGATCAAGTTCCGCGCCGAGGGCATCGTGCCGCGCTACAAGCTCAAGGCGAAGTCCTTCCTGGGCAACATCAAGACCGATCCTCAGTTCCAGCATCCCGGAACCAAGGCGATCATGACCCAGATGGTCGACTATCCAAAGCCGCCGAACGCGGCGATGGAACCGGTCGACGAGTCCGCCAAGCAGGTGTACGCGGCCTATCGCCGTTCTCACGCCACGCTGGCCGGCGACGAACGCCAGCTGCCGAAGCTGCCCTGGCTGGGCAAGGCCCCGTGGATCTTCGGCAAAGAGGGCATCGTGAAGGGCAACACCGTCGAGGAGGCGCCGGAGCGCGTCGCCGATCCCAACGCGATCTTCCCCGACATGCGGGTCTTCGGTTCGAGCGAGGTGCCCAAGAAAGAGGTGCGCGTTCTCGGCACCGAGGCACCGCCTGTCGTCATCAACGAAGGAATGCCCAAATAGATGGGTGTCAGGGCTCCCCGCGACGTAGGGGCATCGGGGCGTTCCCCCTATGCGCCCGCTGACCAGGCCAATGGCGTGGTGCAGGGCACCTTCTCTGATGAGCAGGTGTCCGCGCCATTTCCATTCTGTGGCTGGTTCAACGTCTCGTTGTGGGCGAGCTACAGCACCGGCCTGACGACGACGGCTGGTTCGCTCACGGCAGTGGCCGGCACGGTCGGCTCGATCGCCAAGGGCAACAGCATCAAGGCGACCAACGTGCCGCCGGGCACCACGATTCAGGGTGTGTCGGGCTCCAACCTGACGCTCTACATTCCGCCGATCACGATTTCCGGCAAGACCAAGGTCGGCCTGGCGAAGATCACCAATCTCGATTCCACGATCGGCCTGGTCGGCGCGACGGTGACGGGGCCCGGTGTGCCGTCTGGCACAACCGTGGTTTCGGTCGACACGGCGGCCGTCGTTCCCAACGGCACCGCCGACCCGATCCTCGGCACGATCACGATCTCCAATACGATCACCGAAACCACCGACGACGACACGCCGTCGCCCTTCGTGTTCGTGCGCAACGGAAATGCCATCACGACCACCGGCGCCGATGCCAATGCGGTGTTCGTCGGCAACGAGCTCACCTTCACTGGAACGGTCCAGCTCGAGCGCAGCTTCGATGGCGGCTCGACGTGGATCCCATGCTACGCCTGGCAGGGCGGATCGCAGCTCAAGTGGACAGCCGCTATGTCCACCGAGTTCCTGGAGCCGGAAAAGGGCGTGCTCTACCGGTTGAATTGCATCGCCTACACGTCGGGCACGATAAACTATCGGATCAGCACTACAGCCCAGGCGGCGGGTACGTCGTCGGGTCCATTGTAAGGAGAAGATCATGGACGCTTCCGTCCCCGGCGCACTGAATGTTGCGGCTGACGAGCTGACCGGCGACATGATCGTCAGTCTGGACACTGCCGGGCCCAGGAGTGCTCAGACGACCCTCGAAAATATGGCGCAGTTCTTCGCCTCCGAGGACTCGGGCAACGTCGTCAACACCAACATCACCACGGCGGGTGCTGGTGCCCTGACGGCTGCGGCGCTCACTGGTGGCCTTATCACCCGCACTGGTCCAACGGGGGCCTACACGGACACCACCGCGACTGCTGCTCAACTGTTGGCTGCGCTCGGTGCCGATACGCCCGTTGGCTCCTCGCGGCTCGTCTACATCAAGAACACGGTCGCCTTCGCCGAGACCCTGGCCGCGGGCTCTGGTGTCACCCTGTCGGGCCAGACGATCATCCCGCCCAACTCGGTGGGCATATTCCTGCTGACCTACAGCGCCGCTACGCCTGCGTTCACCTTGCGGGGCATTGAAGTCGGACCGCTCACCACCTCGGCGCTGATTGCCTCAACGGCGTTGACCACGGTCGGCGCCGGCACAGTCACGGGAGCAGGCGTCGCAGGCGGACTGACGACTCGCTCTGGCGCGCAAAGCAACACCGCCTTCACCGACACCACCGACACCGCCGACAACATCATCGCGGCGATGCCGAACGCCAACATCGGGCAGAGCTTCATCTGGCGCTACCGGAACAACACCGATGCCACGGCAACGATCGCCGGCGGTTCAGGCGTGACGGTGTCCGGCATCGCAACCGCGCCGCCCAACACCACGGTCGAATTCCTGGTCACCTACACGGCGGCCTCGACCATGACCGCGGTCGGCATCTCGCGCACGGTGCCCAGCACCACCAGCGGCACTGTGGTCATGAACGGGGCTACTCCGGTGACGGTGACCAACAGCATCGTGACGGCAAATTCGGCCATCATCCTGACGCTCAAGACGGTCGGGGGCACTGTCAGCCCGACGCGGCCCAACGTGCTCACCATCACGCCAGGCACCGGCTTCACGGTCGGCGGCGTCGCCCTGGACACCTCGACGTACAACTATCTTATTTTGGGATAGGGACCCTCGTGTACCCCTTATGATACCGGAGATCTCCTCTCGCGACTGCACCCATGGCACCTCTGTTGAGGTTTCGCTCTTTGCAGAATTGCGAAAGATTTATGCCTTCGATACGGAGGCCATCGGGGTCGATGACCGCGAACGGCCTTTGCTTGGCTTTTCGCACGCGGTCCCTTTGCCATTCCGGGATTGTGGTGCCCGCTCTCCCGGAGCGACCCTTGCGGGCCATGTCCGCCATATTCTCCGCCTGAGTTCCCAGAAACAGGTGGTCCGGGCGAACGCACCGGGGGGTATCGCAGCGATGGCAAACAAAAAGTCCTGCAGGAATGGGGCCGTAGGTTTGAGCATAGCAGTAGCGATGCGCCAACTGATATTGGCCCTTCCATCGAAAGCATCCATAACCAAAGCGATCTCGGCGATTTACGCAGCCGGTCCACTCCCAGCAATCATCCGATTTGTTCACGCGCGCCCAAAAATGCGGATAGATCACGATGTCCATGGGTCGATGTACTACAACGCTTGTTAACTGACGGTCAACTAGGAGTCATCTGCCATGAAGAAGTTTCGTTACTGCATTGCGGCGCTGAGCGCCCTCCTGACTGCGGGCGTCGTCTACGCCCAGACCACGGTCCCCTATGTGACGTCGCTCGGAAGCGGCGACATCATGCAGGTGATCAAGAATGCCCAGGTCACGGCGGGCAATCAGTACGCCACACTCACGCAACTCCGAGCTTGGATGTTTGGGGGATCGAGTGCCCACAGTGGAACGCCCGCCTTGACATCGTGTGGCACTGGATCGCCGGCCATCGTTGGTACCGATTATGCCATGACGGTCACTCAGGGTACGTCGGCGACTGGCTGTACCGTCACCTTTTCGACGGCTTTTGCTTCGGCGCCGACATGCGTCGCGGTGAACGAGACCGCGCCGGCCACATCGACGCCTGCCTACACGGTGAGCGCTTCCGCCATCACTTTGGTGACGGCCAGCACCAGCGGTGAAATCTGGCAGATCATCTGCGTGGCTAAGGCTGGCGGCTAGATGCCTCCGGTCAGCCAAGCGCAGAGGCGCTGGGCTTGGGCCAACAAAGACAAGCCCGGCGCCGAAGGAAAGGCGGCAGCAGAATTTGCGGCGGCCGATAAGGGAGGTAAACTCCCAGAGAAGAAGAAAAAGGCCAACCCACTTCATGACCACCCGCGAAGCCCTGACCGCTGAGAGACTTCGGTACGTTCTGGACTATGATCCGGAGACCGGCATTTTTACTTGGCGTGTCCAGCTTGCCGGACGACGGAAAATCGGGTCTGTGGCGGGGCACGCCAACAAGACGATCGGCTACCGAATCATTCGCATAGACAATCAGCAGTACTATGCCCATCGGCTTGCTGGTCGCTGGCCGGTCGCAGAAGTAGATCACCAGAATCTTGATAGAGGAGACAATCGCTGGGGCAATTTGCGAGAGGCGGACCGTGCGCAAAACTGCGCAAATGTCGGCCTTCTTTCGACCAATAGTTCGGGCGTCAAAGGCGTCTATTGGGACGCGGCTAGAGAACGATGGGCAGCGGAAATACACAGTCGTGGCGTCAGGTATATGCTCGGTCGGTTCGCATCATTTTCTGAAGCGGCTGCGGCTCGGGCGCACGCTGAAATTAGTCTTCATGCTGATTTCAGGAGGGCCGCATGAAATTGCCCGCTCTCATTCCCGTCAAAAGTTCAAACATCCAAGCCTTGGGATGGAGCGATAAGACGGGATTAGTTGTGCGATTTGCCGGAGGAAGCACGTATCTATATGCCGAGGCACCCAAGAGCGTATTCGACGAACTTGTGCAGGCCGATTCGGTGGGCAAGGCGTTCGGTGCCAAGGTGAAGGGTGTATTCGTTCACAAGCAGGTTCACGATGCCGAGCCCCACAATCGCTGACGTCGCCAGCAGGAGCACGAAGATGGCCAACGACGAGAAGCCGACCAAGCGGACGAGCCCGCTGCATGACAATCCGCGGTCGCGCGAGAAGGTGACGGAGACGAAGAAGGTCACCGAGCGCGAGTCCGAACCGGAGGAGAAGAAAGAGCCTGAGCCTGCGCCGAATGGGGACGCCGAGCCGCGCAACGAAAAGGGCCAGACCCAGGGCGAGGAGCGCGAAGACGTGAGCGACAAGTCGCCCACCGGAGAAGGCGCCGAAGCGCCGGCCGGCTCGCCGGATGCCGCCATGAAGGACAAGTTCCTGGAAGGCATGAAGATGATCCAGAAGCGCCATGAGACCGAGCGCATGGAGCATCACGGCCAGATGCGCGAGGCGCACCGCGCGATGGGCAAGCGCCACAACAAGGAGATCGCCGACCACTTCGCCCTCCACTTTGGCGAAGGCGGTGGCGACGACGAGCCCGAGAAGAAGCCGAAGGAAAAGGCGGAGTAGACCATGGCGTCGATGGAAATGAGCGACGAGGAGAAGCTGGACCAGATCATGCCGATGGCGATGCCGGCGCGGCCGGATTTCCCGCCGAGCCTGTGCATCGCCCTCACCGAGCGCGAGCTTGGCAAGCTCGGCTGCGATCCCACGCGCTTCAAGAACGGCGACCTGGTGCACCTCATGCAATGTTTTGCCCGTGTGACCAATGTGAGCCACAACGACGGCGAGATGGGAAAAACCTGCCGGATAGAGCTGCAGATCGAAAACCTCGAGATTGAAAACGAATCGGTTGAGGACGAAGAAGAGACGGAGGGCCGCAGCCCTCTGCACGACCACAAGCGGTCCCGCTAGGGGATGCTCAATATGGAGGGTCGCCAATAGGTAGCGTATAGTCAAAGGCGGGACGTACCGCCGGTGGAACAGCGGCACGCCCCTAACCACCGACGAAAGGACCTTCGCCAATGGCTATTAAGGACCGTATCACCGCCGAGCGCCTGCGTGAATTGATGCAGTACGATCCAAAGACAGGGCAGTTTACGTGGCGAGTGAAAATTGGCTGCGGCCAAGCTGTGCGTCAACCGGGCGATACTGCGGGTTCAATCAATAGGTGCCATGGCTATGCCGAGGTTGGAATCTTCGGGGCGCGATACCGCCTACACATCTTGGCGTGGCTCTACATGACCGGCGAATGGCCGTCCGAGTTGGTGGATCATCGTAATATGATACGTTCGGACAATCGCTGGGAAAACCTCCGGTCCGCGACGCATTCCCAGAATCATGGCAACTCGCGACGAAGGTCCGACAACAAAAGCGGCCTCAAGGGTGTCTATCGTCGTAGCGATAACAAGGCGTGGGTAGCGCAAATCAGCGTACGCGGGCACAAGCGGGCCCTTGGATCGTTTGATTGCGTCGCCGCCGCTCATTTCAAATATCTAGTCGAAGCCGATAAAGGGTTCGGCGAATTCGCGAGGGCTTCATGAAGCGCATTCTCTCTGCCCTTCTGGTATTGCTATGGACCACGGTGGCCTATGGTCAAGCCTCCGTTCTTCAAGGTGGCAGCTGGACCGAAGGCCTTGTGCCCATGTACAGCTCCAGCGGAGGCTCGCAGCCCATCGTGCGGCAGTCCGCTGGTGCTGGCGGCGGCACTCAGAGCATCAAAGAATTTTCGATCGTTAAGCGTGGGACCGGAAGTGCGCCTTACGTCGGAGGCGGCGGCGGTTATCTGGGCGCCACGAATTGCAGCTATGACGGACCAACAACCGGACCGTATCACCAACTCTGTCTTGAGCCGAATGCCACCGGCGGATTCGGGATGCTCTCGTACAACGCATTCAATGGCGCGAGCGTCCAAGACCTCAAATTCGTAATTAACGGCGCATCATATGTGTTTCCCTTCTCGGATGGCTTTGTCGTAGGACCGGGCTCGAGTACCGTTGGCCACATTGCGACCTGGGCGAACACGGCTGGCACGCTGCTAGCGGACGGCGGCCCGGCACCGACGCCTGGCGGCTCGAGCGGCCAGGTCCAGTACAACAATGCGGGAGCCTTCGGCGGCTTCACGGTTGGCGGGGACGCCACGCTCAACACCGGCACGGGCTCGCTGACGGTCAGCAAGATCGGCGGCATCTCGGTCTCCCTGGGGGGCACGCTCAGCACGGCATCGTCGTTCGCCACGTCGGGGGCTTTTCCGCTCACCCTGACGGCGACTGCATCAACCTCGGTGACTCTGCCGATAACGGGGACGCTGGCGACGTTGGCGGGTGCCGAGGCACTGACCAACAAGACGTACAACGGCAACACCTGGACCGCCGGCACCGGGGTTTTGACGATCGGCCCGGGCAAGACGCTGACGGTCTCGAATATCATCACGTTCACGGCGACCGATGGCAGCACGCTGGCGATCGGCGCCGGCGGCACGCTGGGCACCGCCGCCTACACCGCGACGACGGCCTATGTCCCGAGCAACACCCAGATCATTGCGTCGCTTGGTGCCGACGTGAATCTCAATGACATTGGCCTCTACTTCGATGGTCCGTCGGTAGCGCAAGGATCGACAGGAACATGGTTTGCCAGTGGGACGGTTACCCTTTTTGATTCTGCGGGTGCGGCGAATTTCAACTGCAAGCTCTGGGACGGCACCACGGTGATCGCCTCGGCTAGCGGCGAAGTGCCGTCCAACGTGCGGCCGACTAGCATCACCCTAAGCGGGCGTCTGGCGAGCCCTGCGGGCAATATCCGGATCAGCTGCCAAGATTTGACGTCGACCAACGGCACGATCCAGTTCAACTTCTCCGGAAACTCAAAAGATTCGACCCTGACAGTTTTTAGAACGAATTGATCTGGCCCGATGTATTCCTTGCCGGGTTCTCTCGCCGTGGTCGTCGCACCGATTGTTGGCCTGTTCTTTTCGCGTGGCCCATCGGCAGTTGCCCGGCTCGTAGTTGCCGTCATTGTCGATGCGCTCGATCGTATGCTTAGGCGTGGGGCGTGGCCCCATGTCTCGGAAGAATTGCGCAAAATCCTCTCGCCAACAGTCGGCCATGGCGATCCCTCGGCCACCGTAGCGATGGTAATTAGGGTGATACTCTTTGTAGCAACGACGCTTGGCGTTGAACCACGACTGATACTCGGGGGTGCGGGTGCGTCCGTGGGTCCGAGTGTTCAATGGACGTCTCTCTTCGTTCCAGCAGCCACAGCTTTTGGAAAGCCCCTTTTTGAGGGACGAAGCGTGGACAATTCTTTCGGTCCCACATTCGCATTTGCAAAGCCACCTTGCTCCCCCGAGCGAGTCAGAGGACGCGGGACCCAGAACCGTCCATCGGTTAAACTTGCGGTTGGAGAGATCGATCTTCTGCATCTATTCAGGGTACTAGGAACGCGCAGAGTGTCAATCTATGGCTGACACGCCCAGCGCCGCCGTCGTCAATGAATCGCTCCAAATGATGGGGGGAAACACTCCTCCTGTGTCTGGCGCGGCCCCCAATTTCGACACGAGTGCGGCTGGTATTGCGGCAAAGTACCTCTATGCGCCGTGCGTAGCGTTCGTCGCGCGGCAGTTCGAATGGGATTTCTCCCGGGCCTATGTCGCTTTAGCCGAGAGCGGCAACACACCTCCGGACAACTGGGCTTTCGAGTACATCTACCCGGCTTCGGCGGTGCAGGTGTGGCAGGTAAAGCCGCCGGTCCTAGCCGATGAAAACGATCCATTGCCAACAACGTGGGCGCGCGGGAATGCGCAGGTTGCTGGCGTGCAGACCGCAGTGATCTGGACCGACGTCGAGGATGCCGTCGCGGTCTTCAACAACAATCCGACGCCGCTGGTTTGGGATGCAGGGTTCCGCATGGCCGTGGTCCGCCTGTTGGCATCCGAGTTCGCGATCGCGCTCGGCGGTCGTCCCGATACGTCCAAGGTGCTGCTCGACAGTTCGGGTATGATGGGCGAGCTCGCCAAGACCCGGGATAGTTAGCGCCCATGGCAACTTCTCTGAAATCTCCAAGTGACGTGGTCAATGATGCCTTACGGAGAATTGGCTACAAACTCCGCGTCGCGTCCCTAGAGGACGGCTCCGAAGCATCCGGGCTTGCCCTCGACATCTATGGCCAGACCCGCGACACCATGCTGCGCGATGGCGACTGGATGTTCGCCCAGCGCGAGGTGGTTGGCACGCAACTGAAAGCGGCGCCTCCGGGGGGCTACTTCGATGCATCGTGGGACCCGGTTACCTATCCGCCTCAGCCTTGGGGGTTCTCGTTTGGATACCCCGAAGATTGCCTGAAGGTGCGCGCCGTGCGACCACAGCCCGGGTTCCTGATCGACATGGCACCAACGCCGACGCTGTTCAACGTGGTCAACGACAACGGCTACACGCCGGCGCGCCGGGTGATCGTGGCCAATACGCCAACGCCGGTGATCATCTATGCCGCGCGGGTGACTGACCCACAAAGCTGGTCAGTTGATTTTACGGAAAGTCTCTGCGCTGCCTTGGCGCGGAGATTGGCCCCCTCTTTGGCCAACCTTCAGGTCGAACAGGTCGAGGCCCAGGACGAAGGCATCAGCCGGCAGATGGCCGTGCGGGAGACCGGCTGATGAGCAACGACTTCTACACGCCGACCGCCGTTGCTCAGGAAGCGCTTGATTCAGCCGGCATAGATTTTACGCTGGGCAATATCACCGAGGGTTCTCGGCCAGCGCAAATCCTGCTGCGCAAGTACACCACTTGCCTGCATCAACTGCTGCGCACGGCGCACTGGGATTTCGCCAGAAAATCGGCACCTTTGCAGGTTGTGGCGGCGCAGAGCGGCCAATGGACCGATCAGGAGGGCAATCTGGTCTCGGTGCCCACTCTGGTGCCGGCGGGCTTCCTCTATTCCTACAGCCTGCCGATCGACAGTGCGAAGATCCGCTTCATCCCGGCCAACTACTGGGGCAGCACGCCGCCGATCCCATCGGACAACATCACGCCATTCGATGGCAGCGCGCCGCTGACAAACGGCAACGGCACATTGCCCTGGCTGACCAACCGTCTGATCCCGTCCAGGTTCCTGCTGACGTCGGACCCGAATTACATCCCCGAGGGCGCGTCGAATGACATCCCGGGAGTGAGCCCTATCGGCCAGACCTTGATCTGCAGCAACGTGCCCCAGGCGCGCGCGGTTTACACCTTCAACGCGACCTACCCGAACCTGTGGGATTCGCTGTTCCGCGGCGCGCTGGTGGCCTTTCTCGCCTCCGAGGTGGCGCTGCCGCTGTCGACCGACAAGAAGTTCGGCATGACGATGCGCAAGGACAACATCGCCGTGGCCATGCAGAAGATCCAGCAGGCGCGCGTGAGCAATGGCAACGAGTCGTGGGCGAATTCCGATCTCACGGTGGACTGGATGCGCGTGCGCGCATCGGGCGGCTACAGCAGCAATGGCTGGGCAAGCACCTGGGGAGAGGGCCCCGGCATCCTGTGGGGCGGCTACGACGGGGTGCTGTTCTCCGGCAATACGAGTGCATTCTGATGGCCCTGAAAGACAGCCCGCTCCACGATCA